GTAGATGCGTATCCAACACACACAGACGCAAACGGCGTAACCGAATCGCAAGTAGTATACAATGTACACTGGCGTGTAGCGGGATCTGACGGCACTAACGAAACGCGAGTTATTGGCACACAGGTTTTATCTACAGAAGATCTATCTAGCTTTACCGCTTTTGAAAGTGTAACACATGACCAAATGGTTGAGTGGACAAAAGCTGCAATCGGCGCTGATGGCGTAGCTGATATAGAAGCGAGCTTAGATGCAACACTAACGGAATTAGCAACGCCTACGTCTGTAACACTTCGCATTGAAGATACACCAGCTGAATAATGAGCTTTAAAGACATTTTTAAAAACACGAACGATTACAATGAGAAGACCATCATTGGTTTTCTTTCGTTCGCTGTTATGGTGATTGTTATGCTTGCAGACGTTATAAGCGGCGCAATGGGGAAAGACCTTGTTATTAACGAGTTTACATACAATTCATTTGTATTTGTAACACTCGGCAGCTTTGGTATTGCAGGTTTAGAGAAATTTGCAGAAAGAAAATAATATGAAATGGTACATTCCAATTCTTATAAGTTTTATCCTAAGTTCATGCTCCGCACAATGGCATTTGAACAAAGCGGTGAAGAAGAATCCGCTGATATTGCAGAAGGATACAGTGACTGTAGTAGACACGATTGTGACACCGCCTGTGGCATTGACGGATACTGTGGTGCTCAGGGAGACGGATACTATAGTAGTGCAGAAAGACCGCTTAAAAGTAAAGATCAGCCGAAGTTTCGACACGATAAGAGTCGATGCTATTTGTGAGGCAGATACCATTATAAGCATTGTAGAAGTTCCTGTAGACAGGATTATATACCAAGAACGCGAAACACCTATGCAAAAGCTGCAGAAATTAGGGCTTTACCTGCTCGCGGCTCTTGTTTTGTGGAAAGTAATTGAAGCAAAACTGCTAAAACGTTAAAAACCACGTATTTTAAGTAATAATAAACATATAAAAATAAAAAACAATGGCACTACAACCACTATCAGCGTCATCACAAATTATTGTGTACAACAGCGACGTTGAATTAAAAGACAAAACAGCTATAGGCAGTCACCAGGGTGTACCTATCAGCGATATTTTAGCACTCGGTGGCGGTGGCGGCGGCACAATATATACGGCCGGCACCGGCATTGACATTACAAACGGGGTTATTAGCACCGCTGAGGCTTATTTGCCATTGACCGGTGGGACATTAACGGGTAATTTAAGAGTCGATGCAAACATTACCGTTCTTTCGCCTCAACCTACAATATATCTTACCGAATCTGACGCAAATAGTGATTACGCTATTAGAAATAACAACGGTATATTCAATATATACGACAACACCAACTTGGTGAACAGGCTATCGATTGATTCTAATGGCAATACAACCGTGGCGGGCACCGTTGGTAATGCATCTGTTTTTACGCTTGATTACAGTAATTTAATAGTGCAATCTTTCTCGCCAAGGATTTCTCTAATTGACACCAACAACGACAGTGATTTTGAAATTAGAAACGATGGTGGCTTGTTTAAGATTTATGACAGCACTAGAGCCGTCTCAGTGCTTGAGATCAACTCATCAGGGAAGGCTTCATTAGACGGCAATCTTTCATTTGACCCTAGCGGCGTTGCTACGTATTCAATTTCAATGGTCAGCACCACCGCTACAAGCTTTCCGGCGGTATATTTTCAAACAACCTCTGGTACGGCTGGTAGTATACAGGTTAGTGGAACCACTACAGCTTATAATACAACATCGGATTACCGACTAAAAGAAAATGTAGCTCCTGTTGTTAATGCGATTGATCGTGTTGAAGCTCTTAATCCTGTGCAATTTAACTTTATTGGGCAAGATGCAACGGTTGATGGTTTCTTAGCTCATGAAGTGCAGGCTGTGATTCCTGAGTGTATTACCGGTGAAAAAGACGCTGTTGATGAAGATGGCGCTCCGGTTTACCAAGGTATTGATCAATCTAAAATTGTACCGCTATTGACAGCAGCGTTGAAAGAGGCTATTGCTCGCATCAAGGCTCTTGAAGCACAGGCAGGAGTTTAATCAAGTAATTAATAAACCCTAATAATAACTAAACCCTAAAACAATGACGTTTTATTACCGAACGACCACCTTTGGCGATAGCCAAAAACCGTCTAACGAACAACTCGCGTGGTGGAAGCGAGCGGCAGAAAAAAAGAACTGGCGTATTGTTCGATTACCTAATGGTTATTTTCAAACCGAACTAGACCTAGGCGAAGACCAATGGCATGATGTCACTCGCCGGGAAACTATTGAAGGTGCTGAAAATGCAATCGATTCTTCAATTGAGCATTTTGCGAAGAAGCTTGAATATGCACAGGGGCCCAAAGTAGTTAAGACATTTGAATAAACCAAAAACAATTTAATTTAATATAATGGAATTTAATAACCCGAGCGAGATCGTTAAAGATCTTACATTCGGCCGCATGGCCAACTCAAAAATTATGTCCGGCGTCAACAAGTTAGCGAACGCAGTGAAGTCTACACTAGGAGCTTCTGGTAAATGCGTAATCTACGAAGACGCAATGGGCCGACCGGTCATTACAAAAGATGGTGTAACCGTAGCGGAAAGCGTAGTCTTATTTGACCCGGTCGAAAATATCGGAGCCACCTTGGTTAAGGAGGCTGCGGCAAACACAGTGCGTGAAGCGGGTGACGGTACAACGACAGCTACCGTCCTCGCGCACTCACTTTTGCAAGAATTAAATAAAGTAATAGATGAATCCACGGTTAGAGAAATTAAAAAAGGCGTTGAAGCTTGTGCTAAAGAGATTGTACATTATCTTGATGCTGCCAGTGTGGCGGTTGAGGGTGACATGCTACAGCAAGTCGCTTACATTAGCTGTAACAACGATAAAGAGCTTGGAGAAAAAATTGGCCAAGCTTTCGAGCGAGTTGGAAAAGATGGAGTTGTATTAATGGAGGAATCCGATACAAATGAAACGTATGTTGATTTTGTAGAGGGTACTCAATTTGACTCCGGCATTAAATCACCGCATTTAATTACGGATAAAGATAAAGGCATAGCTGTTTTGGACAATCCTTACGTGCTTATTGTCTCTTCCCCTATCCCTAACATTAGAAAGATTCAAAGTGTCCTAGAACACGTTGTAAAATCAAATAGAAGCCTGCTTATAGTCGCAAGTGTTGAGCAACAACCTTACCAAACGCTTTTAGCAAACAAGGTGAAAGGTAATATCAAGGTAAACATTGTAGATTTGCCTGGATTTGGGCCAACAAAACAAGAAACGCTTGAAGACCTAGCTATCTTAACAGGGGCAAAGGTAATCAATGAAGAACTTGGCGACGATTTAGATTTAATTAGCCCAGATGTATTAGGTGAAGCAGTTAAGTCTGTGACGAACCAGAAGAACACTGTGCTGCAGGTTGAAACCGACCGCGAGCTGCTTCAAGAACGTATCGAAATGGTACGTAACAAAATCGCCAACGAAACAAACGGGTATCTGAAAAACAAGCTAGAACAGCGATTGTCAATGCTTACCGGTAAAGTTGGATTGATTTATGTTGGAGCAGACTCTCAGGTCGAGTTAAAAGAAAAGAAAGACCGCGTTGAAGATGCAATTTATGCAACGCAAGCGGCGCTAAAAGAAGGTATTGTTGCGGGTGGTGGTGCAGCACTATTGCATGCGTCACATAAAATCAAGACTAAGAATGACGGCTACACGGCATTACTTAATGCAATTAAAGCACCGTTCAATACCATTATGCAAAACGCTAATCTTGATATTCAGGATCCTGTGTTGAAAAAGAACTGGGGCGTTGACGCAACAACAGGTAAAGAGGTTAATATGCTGAAAGCTGGTATTATTGATCCGGTGCTTGTAACAAAGACGGCATTAAAGAATGCGATTAGTGTAGCGACCACGATTATTTCCGCTGATGTAGTAATTTCAAACATGAGAATCAATGAAAGCGGTAAATAATTATATTGTAATTAAGAAAATCAAGGAGGCGGCCAAAAAGGTCGCTGGCCTTGAATTAACAGAAAGCCAAAATACTGACATTAGGTATTTAAAAGCTGAAGTTGTAACCTGCGGACCGTTAGTGGTTGGCGTTGAAGATGGCGATATTATCCGATACGACAAACACGCTGGTTTTGGTATTGAATGGAAAGACGAATTGTTCCATGTAATTACCGTGCATGACGTTGTTATTGTAGAATGAGATTAACAGCGTCAGATTTAAAAGAAATAAATCTCCTAAAGTATTACAGGCTTGTTAGAAAATGGGCCTGTAAAACTTACGGGATAAATGACGCGGATCTTGAGCTATTAATCTATCTTGATTGTAAAAATCGATTTACGCGTGATGATTTTATTAATGGGACCTACACCTATTCTTGGGATAAAGATCGGTGGGAACGGTTAAGAAGGGAAGGCTGGATTGAGGTGTGGCGGCATAGAAACCGTACTACAATTAAATACAGCGTTTTTAAAACTTCTTATAAAACCAAAAGAATGATTACTAGAATATATAACATTCTTTTAGGTGAAGAAGATATACCGTTCGGTTCCTCCAGTAAGTTTTATAAAAACAAAACATATACCGATAAAGTCTACAATAAGGCGATTGACGATATGATTAAAGATAAAGATCGATGATTCCTATAACTAAAAAAGCGCAAATAAGTAGATCACGCATGCCACACAATCAAGAAGTTACTATTGACGCTGGCGGCAAGAAAATTGGTAATTTTACGCCATGCCCAAAATGTGGTCAGCTTAATTGCAAATGCGGAGACGACTGCGGTTGTGGCAAGTAATGTTTAAATTAAAAGACAAAAGTACGCTTTTTGGTATTAATAAAGAAGCGTCAGAGTTCGGAACACCGGTTTTTGAAAAACAACTAGACCCAGGTATTGAAGCTGAGGCTAACCGCGACGGCACTATATTTGTGCAGAAGGGCATGAGCCAGAAAAAAATTAACGAAGCCGTTGCGCATGAAAAGGTTCATATTAGCCAAATGGCGCAGGGCAAACTAGCGTATACCAACGGAGAGGTAATGTGGAAGCCTGACACTAAATCGCCAATGAAGTTTTTTAACAGAAAGCTTATGGCTGAAGGCGCACATAATCTACCGTGGGAGAAAGAAGCATATCAACAAACTAAAAAATAACGGGGTTACACTGGGCGTGCAGCAGGAATTCGCTACCTTGAATTTATTTGTCGCCCACCCCTTACCATTACATTATGGCTTACGTACAAGAAAACTCACCATTTAAAAAGCTTAGAAAAACGACCAAAGGTAAAGGTCGTCATTTTCTTACAGCTAAAGAAGGTGCGGGCATGACTCAAGCAGGTCGTGACGCTTACAACCGTGAAACAGGCGGTAACCTAAAAGCCCCTCAGCCAGGGGGCGGCAAACGTCGTACGTCATACTGTGCACGTTCAAGAGGGCAGATGAAAATGCATAACATCAACTGTTCTAAAACACCGGATAAACGTATCTGCGCCGCACGTCGTAGATGGAAATGCTAATATAAAATAAAAATATAAAATGGGAAATTACGCAACTCAACCTGATTTTGCAACAGAGGCTACAGCCATTACCCCAAGCGACACTATTGATTCAACTACAGATCTTAACCAATCCATATTATACGTTGGCGTAGGCGGTGATGTAAAGGTAATTGTATCGGGCACTAAACCGTCTGTAGGTACATCTTTGACTGCGGCTGATGGTGTGGTATTTAAGAATGTTAGCGACGGTTGTTGGCTGCCTGTAGTTTGTGACTACGTATTAGCAACAGGCACTGTAGCTACTGACATTGTAGCTGCAAAATAATATGGCTATTGGCGTTAGCCGCAAGATCGGCATAGGAATGAAAAAATGCTGTGGCGGCACAATCTCACCACCGCCACCGCAACCATTTCCGCTAAGATTTGTCAATACATTTAATTCGCACCCGGTTCCAACCGGCTGTGATACATTTGAAGCAAGTATTAGCATAACTAGAAACGGAACAACGTTTTTAGCTTCGGAAATGAGCAAAGCATCTGGCGCAGCTGCGGTCACCACTGTTGACCCTATATATGTTTATGCTACAGATACCGTGCAGGTTACATCAGAGGCTTTCCCTATTACAGACCCAAATTGTAGTAATGTTAATACAACTACTGTAGAGACGTCTATAGGCAGCACAAGTAATTTAACGCTCGTTTCTACTATAACTTCAAATGATGCCAACCCAATCTCAACAAGTGGCTTCACACCAGTTCAAGGTAGCCTAGATGTTGTTAGCATTGAAGGTTTCTCAAGTTATGTTGCGCCTCCCCCGTCAACGTTCACAGTAACGCTGGGCTCAAGTCAGCCGACTGGTACCCCAAGCTGTACTACATTTGACTTAACTGTAAATGTTTACGACTCTCAAGGTGGAAACCTTGTTGCTACAGAAACAGCTAGTAAAATATCTAATAATAACCCAATTATTTCTAATTCGCAAATAACGGTGAGCCCTGGTTATTATATAGAATGTGTTGTGACTTCGCAGGCACCTGGTAACGTTACCTGCCAACAAACATGGACCGGTACTGACGTATTCTTACAAACAGGGCCAGCTGGAGGTACATTAACCAATAGGCTAATAGTTCATTCTGAGCCGAACAACCCTCCAACGTACAACGGCCCGACCTACGCTCAATCAACGTATTCATTCTATCCGGTGCAAGGCACAGAAGATGAAATCGATATATACAGTGTTGGTTAATCGCAAATGTTAGATATTATCTAAAATAAGTAATAATAAATACATAAACAATTAAATTTTAATCAAATGAAAAAAGTTACAGAAGAAGAATTGAGCAAATTGCAAGAACTTGTTAGCGCAATTAACGAAGGCCAAGCCACTATTGGTGGTTTGGAAATGCAAAAAGCTTCCGTTATGGGTGCTGTTGCAGCAACGCGTGAAGAGCTAAATAAGATGCAAGCAGAACTCAAGGAAACTTACGGTGATGTGAACATCAACCTATCTAGCGGCGAGATTACTGATGCAGATAATCCGCAAGATTAGTATAGGGAAGGACTATAAAAATGACGCCATGCACTATTCTGTTGGACAGGAAGTGTATGGTGGTCATACTATAGTTAACATTATAGAGGGAGAAGAAAAGTATTCTATCTATATTCAGAAAGACGATGCTATTATGCCGTGGAAAGACTTTAACAAAAACATGGCTATCTCTGTTGAATACGATTTAAAATACTAATGAGAAGTGTTTTTAATTTTTTAATAGAGCCAAAAAATGGCAGAACAACTGCAACAAAGCAGATTGACGATAAAGAATTACTTCTTAATACAGAATTACAAAACCATCAGTACACCAGCCGCCTAGGCGTTGTTAAAGCAACACCAACAGCAATGGACACCGAAGTGCAAGTTGGCGATGAAGTTATATTACACCATAATGTCTTTAGAGCATTTAGAGATGTTAGGGGTGTAGAAAAAAATAGTAAGTCATTTATTACTGACGATCTTTTTACAGTAAGCATCGACCAAATTTATGCCTATAAAAGAAACGGTGAATGGCGTGCTATTGATGGTTTTTGTTTTGTTAAACCAATCGCTAATAACAAACCTTTTAGTTCAGAAAAAGAGCGCCCACTTATAGGGAAGGTAAAGTTTGGCGGCGATAATATCAAAAAAGATTCGCTTATAGGGTTCACGCCTAATAGCGAATACGAATTTAATATTGACGGTGAGCGTTTGTATCGCGTCCGTGCTAATCAAATTACCGTGGAATATGAATACCAAGGAGACGAAAAAGAGTATAATCCAAGCTGGTCGCAAGGCAGTTGAGGAACTTATAAAAGTGGCGGAAGAAAAAATCATCACCAATACAGAAGATGATGTTTCGGCTGACCGCTTAAAAAATGCCGCAGCTACAAAGAAGCTCGCAATATTTGATGCTTTCGAAATCCTTACGCGTATTGAAGAGGAAGAACGTATATTAGAGAACAAGCCTAAAGCGGAAGAAGAGAAAAAAGCTTTTTCTGGGTTTGCCGAAAGAAGATCTAAGTAATGTACGAGCAGACTCTGGTAAAAACCGTCGAGCCAATAAAGCTTACTACAATACATCGTTTAAACAAAGCTAAGCGGTGGAAATACGGCTACAACAAAGAACACGACATTGTAGTTATAAGTAAGACAGGTGAGATTGGTGAAATAATTGAAATACAAAACTTGTGTATAGCATTGCCTCCCAAACCGAAAGGTTTAAAGAAAGGCGCAAACAAATGGCAAGTCGCAGAATATCCCAAGGAGCTTAAGAATATTAAAACCATATTTGACTGGAAAACATATCCAGACGAATTTAAAGCAAAGTGGGAAGGGTATATTGACGAAGAGTTCAATCGCCGCGATAATGGGCATTGGTTTTATAATAACGGTGTTCCAACATATATTACCGGCACGCATTACATGTACTTACAATGGAGTAAGATTGATGTGGGTAATCCAGACTATCGCGAAGCAAACAGATTGTTCTTTATATTTTGGGAAGCCGTAAAGGCAGACAGCCGTTCTTACGGTATGTGTTATTTGAAAAACCGTCGTTCTGGTTTTTCTTTTATGGCTTCCGGCGAAACTGTTAATATGGCAACAATATCGTCTGATGCTCGTTTTGGTATATTATCTAAAACAGGTTCAGATGCTAAAAAAATGTTTACTGATAAAGTTGTGCCTATATCTGTAAACTACCCGTTCTTTTTTAAGCCGATTCAAGATGGTATGGACAGACCGAAGACTGAATTGGCATATCGCGTTCCAGCTTCAAAACTAACACGAAAGTCGATGCAAGACAATACCCGTGAAATCATGGAAGGTCTTGACACTACAATCGACTGGAAAAACACCGGTGATAACTCGTACGATGGTGAAAAGCTGAAGTTATTGGTACACGATGAAAGTGGTAAATGGGAAAAGCCTGATAATATCCTCAACAACTGGCGCGTAACAAAAACTTGTTTGCGTCTTGGTTCCAAAATTATTGGTAAGTGTATGATGGGTTCAACATCAAACGCTTTAGATAAAGGAGGAGAAAACTTCAAAAAGCTGTACTATGATTCGGACGTTACGAAAAGAAATGCGAACGGCCAAACAAAATCTGGGTTATACAGCTTGTTCATACCGATGGAGTGGAACTACGAAGGTTTCATCGATGAGTACGGACAACCCGTATTCAACACGCCTGAAAAAGAAGTTTTAGACCCATATGGTGACGTTATTGATGTTGGAGTTATAGATTACTGGGAGAATGAAGTCGAAGGCCTTAGAAACGACCAGGACGGCTTAAATGAATACTATAGACAGTTTCCGCGCACAGAAGACCACGCGTTTAGAGATGAAACTAAAAATAGTATTTTTAACCTAGCTAAATTATACGAGCAGATTGATTATAACCAAGATCTGCGTAATACTAATACTATAACCACCGGCAGCTTCCAATGGGAGAACGGTGTTAAAGATACAAAAGTTATATTCACGCCAAATCCAAACGGGCGATTTAAAGTTAGTTGGATACCAAACGCCAATATGCAAAACAAGTATTATATAAAGAATGGCGTTAAATATCCAGGCAACGAACACGTTGGTGCATTTGGTTGCGATAGTTATGATATTTCGGGCACTACCGACGGCAGAGGCTCAAAAGGCGCATTACACGGCTTGACAAAGTTCAGTATGGAAGATGCACCGCCTAGTACATTTTTTTTAGAATATATTGCTAGGCCTCAGACAGCTGAGATATTTTTCGAAGACGTGCTTATGGCATGTGTATTTTACGGAATGCCGCTACTTGCTGAGAATAACAAACCAAGACTATTGTATCATTTTAAGAGACGTGGTTACAGAGGTTATTCAATGAATAGACCCGACAGATTATGGAACAAGCTTTCCGTAACTGAAAAAGAAATTGGTGGTATACCAAACTCTAGTGAAGACATGAAGCAGGCGCACGCCGCGGCAATTGAAATGTACATAAATAAACACGTTGGGCTATTGGACGATGGCTCTTATGGCGCGATGTATTTTAACGACACGCTTCACGATTGGACTAAGTTTGATATAAATAAACGTACAAAGCACGATGCTTCTATCAGCTCCGGGCTCGCTATAATGGCTTGCCATAAGGATTTATATAGACCCGTTGCTGCAATGCAAAAAAGAAAATTAAACCTGCATTTTGCTAAATATAGGCAAGAAGGTTACAATTCAGAAATAATAAAATAAGATATGCCTGAGTCAGTTGTAAATAACTTTTTCCCTAGCCAAGCCGCTAGTGACTTAGAAAAAATGTCATATGACTATGGCTTGCAGGTTGGGCGCGCTATTCAAAACGAATGGTTTTCTAATAATTCAGGTACATCTAGATTTAGAAGCAATCACAACAGCTTTCATAATTTAAGATTGTATGCCCGCGGCGAGCAGTCAATCCAAAAATACAAAGACGAGTTATCAATTAATGGTGATTTGTCTTACCTTAATTTAGATTGGAAGCCAGTGCCTATTTTGTCTAAGTTTGTAGACATCGTAGTTAACGGCATTGCAGACAGATCATTTGATATTAAAGCATACTCACAAGACCCATACGGCGTTAGCAAACGCACGAAGTATATGGAGTCTATTATTCGTGATATGCAGACTAAAGAGCTCAACGACTTTGCTAAAGACGCGTTCGGGATTAATCTTTACGAGAATGATCCAATGTCACTTCCGGATTCTAAAGAGGAATTGGAATTGCACATGCAGCTTGGCTACAAGCAAGGCATTGAGATTGCAGAGGAGTTAGCGATCAATACTATTCTTGACGGCAATAACTACGACTTAATTAAAAGACGTTTCTACTACGACCTTGCTACTATTGGTATTGGCGCGGTAAAAAATACATTTAATAAGTCTGAGGGCATTAAAGTTGAGTATGTTGATCCTGCGTATATGGTTTATTCATATACAGAGTCTCCGTACTTTGAAGATATTTATTATGTTGGTGAAGTTAAATGGGTGCCGCTTAACGAGCTTAAGAAGCAATTCCCCGAATTGACCAACGACGAAATTGGCGAGATCTCAAAAAAGGGCACACATAATTACGGTGGCACATATGATCAGTCAATGGCAAACCTTGATGCCCGCGATTCTAATACAGTGCAGGTACTTTACTTTAATTATAAGACATTCGCAAATGAAGTCTATAAAATTAAAGAAACAGCCACAGGTGCTGAAAGAGCGATCGAAAGAGACGACAGCTTTAATCCACCAGCCGATGCTGAAGGATTTAGTAAAGTATCTCGATCATTAGAGGTGCTTTACGAAGGTGTACTTATTCTCGGTACAGATATACTTTTAAAATGGGAGCTTGCTAAAAACATGATGCGCCCTAAGAGTGACCATACTAAAGTTAAAATGAACTATAGTATTGTTGCGCCCCGTATGTATAAAGGCAAGATTGAATCGCTTGTAAGTCGTTGTACCGGCTTTGCGGATATGATCCAGCTTACGCATTTGAAACTACAGCAGGTGATGTCTAAGATGATGCCTGATGGTGTTTACTTAGATGCAGATGGCCTTGCTGAAATTGATTTAGGTAATGGTACAAACTATAACCCGCAAGAAGCACTTAATATGTTCTTCCAGACGGGTTCTGTTATTGGTAGATCGTTTACACAAGAAGGCGACATGAATCCAGGCAAAGTGCCTATTCAACCACTGCAAACCGGGGCGGGTGGCCAAAAAATGCAAACGCTTATTCAAACGTATAACTATTACTTGCAGATGATCCGCGATGTAACTGGATTGAGTGAGGCAAGAGATGGTTCTACACCAGACGCACGAGCATTAGTTGGCGTACAAAAACTTGCAGCTGCAAATTCAAATACAGCCACACGTCATATCCTTGACGCTGGTTTGTTTATTACAGCGGAAACCGCAGAGTGTTTATCACTGCGTATTTCAGACGTATTAGAGTTTAGCCCATCTAAAGAGGCGCTGATTCAGAAGATCGGCGGCTATAATGTAGCTACACTTGAGGAAATTTCTGATTTGCACCTGTATGACTTTGGCATCGTGCTACAGCTTGCACCAGACGACGAAGAAAAAGGAATGCTTGAGAATAACATTCAAACGGCGTTATCAGCAGGTTTGATTGATCTTGAAGATGCTATTGATATTCGCGAAGTTAAGAACATTAAGTTGGCGAATCAATTGCTTAAAATGCGCCGCAAGAAGAAATTCGAAAGAGACCAAGCTGCTGCGCAACAAAATATTCAAGCACAGGCGCAAGCAAATGCACAGGCACAGCAGGTTGCAGCGCAAGCGGAAATGCAGAAAGAGCAAGCCAGCATGCAAACTAAAGCGCAGCTTGAGCAAATTAAAGGTCAGATTGAACAGCAAAGAATGATGACTGAGGTCGCTGCTAAGAAAGAATTGATGGCACTTGAGTTCCAATACAACATGCAGCTAAAAGGCATTGAAGTAGACGGACAGAAAGCTAGAGAGGCTGCGAAAGAAGATCGTAAAGACGAAAGAACTAAAATGCAAGCATCGCAGCAGAGTGAATTAATTGAGCAGCGACAAAAGCAAACTCCGCCAAAGAGCTTTGAATCAGGCGGAAACGATATTATGGGCGGTGGTTTCGGTTTAGGAACCTTCGAACCCAAGTAATAATAACAATAACAATTATATAGTATTTTATCATGAGTGAAGAATTTCAACCAACTACCAGCGTCGATGACGATGGTACTATTAAAGTAGACTTTAGTAAAAATGCCATTCAAGAGCAAAGCACAGATGAGGTTCCTGTACGCGACGAACCCGAGACTGGCGGAGAAGTACCAGTCGAAAACGTCGAAGAAACAATTACAGAACCTGCCGGAGAAAGCGACACCGTTCAAGATGAACAGCCCGTTAATGATGTGCAAGAGCCACAAGAGGTAGAACCTGTATTACAAGAAATTACTGAAGTTGAAGTTGAAGCAGCGGCTGAAGAGCTGCACGAAGAGGTGGAAGAAGCTATGGCAGAAGCTGCCGAACTCGGCCAACAACTTCCGGAAAATATTCAAAAAGTTGTAGACTTTATGAATGAAACAGGCGGAACATTAGAAGACTATGTTCGCCTTAATACGGATTATGCATCGTTAAACGAAGAGCAATTACTTCGTGAATACTACCAAGCGACAAATCCGCATTTAGACCAAGAAGACATTGACTTCATGCTTGAAGACAAATTTTCTTACGATGAAGACTTAGATGATGAGCGCGAAATACGCCGTAAAAAAGTAGAGCGTAAGCAAGCGTTGGCAAATGCTAAAAACCATTTAGAAGGTCTTAAGTCTAAATATTACGACGAAATTAAAATGGGATCTCGATTGAGTCCCGAACAGCAAAAAGCGGTTGAATTTTTCAATCGTTATAATAAAGAAAGCGAGGAATCTGCTAAAATTGCGGAAAGACAAGCCAAGCGATTTAGAACAGAGAGCGATAAAGTTTTCAATGATACATTCGAAGGTTTCGATTATAATGTTGGAGATAAAAAATATCGCTTCCGTGTAAAGAACGCAGGCGAGGTTAAACAAACCCAAAGCGACATTAATAATTTTATCAAGAAGTTCTTGAACGAAAATAATGAATTGTCAGATGCTAAAGGTTATCATAAATCTCTGTTTACCGCTATGAATGCCGATCAAGTTGCGCAGCATTTTTACGAGCAAGGTAAAGCCGACGCTCTTAAAGATAGCATTGCTAAATCCAAAAACGTTGATGTGAGCCCGAGAGGGGTTCATGAAAAAGTTGCAGCGTCTAATGGGTGGTCAGTGCGCGCGATTGATGGCGGGGAAAGCAGTTCTAAGCTAAAGGTTAGATTTAAACAATAATCCATTTAAAATTTACAAATAATGGCAAATTTTTCTGGTGGTGCGTTTCCAGCACCGTTGACTCCGCGTCCTGACAAAAGCGTGACTGCGGGTAATTACATTAATTTTACTGACCCATCGTTTGAACAATGGGCTCAGCAATACCTTCCTGAGGTATATGAAAAAGAAGTAGAGCGTTACGGTAAGCGTACTGTAGGCGGCTTCTTGCGTATGGTTGGCGCTGAAATGCCAATGGCATCTGATCAGGTTATCTGGACAGAACAAGGCCGTTTGCACATGGCGTTCAAAAATGTTGCTAGCTCGCAAACTGCCGCTAATACTGAAGTTACGTTGACTTTTGCTAGCGCTGACGAAGCTAATTTGCTAGCTGTTGGTACAACTTTGGTTATTGCTGATGCCGCTAACAATGTTGCTAAAGTACGTGTATCAGAGGCTGCTGCTACTAATGTCGCTACTACTGTAAAGGTACAAGTTTACGGCGCCGCTGACTTGAGCAATCTTGCTGCTACAGAATTGTCTGCATTCGTATTTGGTTCTGAGTACGGAAAAGGTTCGCAAAACATCGGCCTTTCTCGTGAAGCTTCTTTCCAGCGCTTCTCTAACAAGCCAATCATCTTGCGTGACAAATACAGCGTTTCTGGATCTGATGCAACCCAAATTGGTTGGATTGAGGTTACTACTGAAGCTGGAACTTCCGGCTACTTGTGGTACTTGAAGTCTGAGCACGAGTCTCGTCTACGTTTTGAAGACTACTTGGAAATGGCAATGGTAGAAGCTGAGCAAAAAGGTGCAGCCGGTGGCGTTTCTGTTGATGGTACTCAGGGTATGTTTGAGGCTATTGAAACTCGCGGTCTAGTTTACACTGGCACTGTATTTAATGGCGCTGGTGGTCTTGGTCAGTTTGACGATTTGTTGGCTGAATTGGATAAGCAAGGTGCTATCGAAGAAAACATGATGTTCTTAGACCGCGCTAAGTCTTTGGAGATTGACGACATGTTGGCTGCTCAAAACTCTTACGGTGGTGGTGGTACTTCTTACGGGGTATTCAACAACTCCGCTGACATGGCGTTGAACTTAGGATTCTCTGGTTTCCGTCGTGGTTCTTACGACTTCTACAAAACTGATTGGAAATACTTGAACGACGCAACCACTCGCGGTCTTATTGGAGACATCGAAGGTGTTATTGTTCCTGCAGGTACTTCTACAGTTTATGACGAAATTTTGGGCAAGAATATTGCTCGTCCATTCTTGCACGTGCGTTACCGCGCTAGCGAGGTTGATGATCGTCGTATGAAGTCTTGGGTTACTGGTTCAGTTGGTGGCAACTACACTAGTGACGAAGATGCAATGAACGTTCACTTCCTATCTGAGCGTGCACTTTGTGTACAGGCTGCTAATAACTTCGTGTTGTTGAAAACAGTCTAAGCATTTTTAATATTGTCCCCGGCTGCGGTCGGGGGCATTATTTTCTTTTATTAAATTATATTATATCATGGCAACAACAAAAAAGCCAGCGGCAAAAAAGACTGCTGCTGAAAAAACAGCCGTAGAGGCACCAACAGTATCATTCGAAAATACTGAAAAAACACCACCAATGCCTAAAGTGGCGAAGTGGGAACACAAAGACCGTCTATACGAAATGACGGGAAATAAAAAACCTTTAGTCTGGTCAGTCCCAACAATGCATTCTGCTAAAAAGCCGTTATTGTGGTTTGACGAAGAAAAAGGTTACCAGCGTGAATTACGATATGCTACAAACCAACAATCTTGTTTTGTAGATGAACAACAAGGAACTGTAACATTAGGCCGTATTATTTTTGAAGATGGTCGATTGTTCGTACCAAAAGAGCAAGTCGCTTTGCAAAAGCTTCTTTCTCTATACCACCCGTTAACACTTTCTGGTAAAATTAAAGAATACGCGCCTGAACAAATTGCAACTGATCAAGTTGAATGGATCGAGACCGAATTGGAAGCTATGAATCTAGCTCGAGAGCTTGACATCGAAGAATTAGAAGCAATTATGCGCGCGGAAATGGGATCTGAGGTATCTAAGATGTCTTCTAAGGAGCTTAAACGTGACGCATTAGTATTTGCACGTAAAAATCCTGTTTTGTTCTTAGAACTCGCGAATGACGATAATATCCATTTGCGTAATATAGGAATTAAAGCTACAGAAATGGGGATTATTCAATTATCTCAAGATCAACGAACATTTACTTACGGAGAAGGCAACAGAAAACTAATGACGGTGCCATTCGACGAGCATCCATATTCCGCACTAGCGGCATTCTTCAAGACTGACGAAGGTATGGAAGTTTTGAATGCTATTCAAAAACGACTATAGTCAAGATTAATAGTTAGGCTGCATGAAAATGTGGCCTAACTTTTTATATAACAAAAACAATTATGGTAAGTATAGATACTGTTTATCAGCGCGTGCTAGCAATCCTCAATAAAGAACAAAGGGGATATTTGCCGCCTATGGAGTTTAACTTGTTCGCAAACCAAGCGCAAATGGATTTGTTTGAGCAATACTTCTACGACATTAACCAATTCGGTAGATTGCACGGCAATGATACAGAGTATTCTGACATGCTTAACATTCTAAACGAGAAGATTAACATCTTCGAGAAGACCGCGACAATGAACTACAACGGTACGCATTGGGAAGCGCCGGCAGATTTATACCGTATCGGAAGTTTGCTATACAACAATACCGAGGTTGAGCGTATTAATGCTAACGAATACAGTTACATTGCCGCATCACCGCTTGCAGCGCCGAAAGATACTCGCCCTGTGTTTGTTGCAAACAGCGAAGGCTACAAAGTATATGGCGATTCTGAATTAACTACAGGTGTATCGTGTAATTATGTTAAAGTACCCACTACAGTTGAATGGGCATACAATGACGTATTAGGGACGGCGGTATACAATGCTTCAGGTACAACTGATTTTGAACTGCACCAGTCCGAGGAAACCGAATTAGTTTTCAAGATATTAGAATTAGCGGGTCTCGCTATTAAAGATACGAGCGTTTACCAGGCAGCAATGCAATTGGAAATGCAGAATACACAACAAGAAAAATCTTAATAAATGGGTCTAATCAATACATCAAACGAGAGCTATTACAATGGCCCCGATGGTATACTAAACAGTGGCGATGAAAGCTACGGTAGTTACCAGTTTACCAGCATAAAAGACGTTATCAATAACTTTATTGTTGCTTACGTGGGTGAGGATAAAATTATTAGCAAAATAAAACGTACAGACGTTGCTTTCCATGCCCAGCGTGCATTGCAAGAGTTTTCGTTTGATATATTGCCGTCTCAAAAATCTATTGAGATTGAATTAGGTCCAGCGCTTGAGTTTTATCTGCCGCAAGATTATGTAAACTACGTACGCTTTTCTTGGGTTGACACAAACGGTATTGAGCGCATTATCTATCCTACGCGCAATGTAAGCGATTCTAAAGCAGCTTTGCAAGACAATGATTATAAGTTCTTATACGATCAAAACGGGGACATTCTATACGCTAAAGAATCAGAATCTTCTAAGCGTTTCAAAACAAATAATATCCAGAAAAACGGTAACGCATTAAACGACTTGTCATCAGATGAGCTCTTTAATATGTACCGCTATGGCCAGCGCTTTGGCCTTTCACCAGAAGAGGCGCAATCTAACGGCTCATTCTACATTAATCAATACAAAGGCATCGTGCACTTTAGCTCCAACGTTGCAGGCAAGTTAATTACGTTGAAATACATCAGCGATGGGCTTGCTTATGACGAAGACATGGTAATCCATAAGTTTGCTGAAGAGGCTATCTATAAATACATTGCTCACGCTATTCTTGCGACACGAGCTAATACACCTGAATACCAAGTTGCGCGTTTCAAAAAGGAAATGTCTGCGGCAAAACGCAACGCTAAACTCCGTCTTTCTAATCTTAAGATCGAAGAGCTTGCACAAGTAATGAGAAATCAATCTAAGGTGATTAAACACTAATACATATGGCTAAACTGAAGCACACTTTTGTGCGCGGCCGAATGAACAAAGACATTGATGAAAGAATGGTGCCGAATGGCGAGTACAGAGATGCGCTCAATATTCAGGTAGCAACTTCTGAAGGGTCTAACGTCGGAGCGATTGAGAATATACTAGGTAACACTAAGAAAAACATAAAAGTAGGGACTACAGAATGGAATCTTGGTTTTGGCTTAAC